AAGCCTACCTGTCTCCTGATCATAGAGCAAGTGAGTAGCTACACCTACATCTCCAGTGTATCTAGATTTAAGGACACGCACCTTAGTTGTTGAAGCTTCTAACTCATCGTCAGATTGTTGGTTACGTTCAAGAGCTATCACGCAATCGCTAAGTTGTGCAATGCTCTGACTGCCTCGCAAGTGATTGAGTCCTGTCTCAATACCATTCTCATGACCACGGTTACCATCAACCCTTCGGAGATGTGAGACAAGAACCATACCGCATCCTGTTTCTTCTACTAAGATTCTGAGCCGGTGCATAATACCGTCGATAGCTTTACGCTCATCAGATTCTAATGTAGATAGAACTAACATGTGGAGATGGTCAAGTACAATCCATTTACAATCTAAGCCTATGATCATATAGCGTAGCTTGCTGAAGATGTCATCAACATTATTTACACCATGATGAGAGTGTATCCATACACGGTTCTCGTTGTCCCCCATAAAGACACGCTTAAAATAAGTATCCAGTTCATCGTCAGTAAACTTAGCCTTAACGCTGTCAAGGTGCAGCTTAGCGTTAGCCTCGACAGCCATAATACCTTCGGCTGTCCTTGACCAGCTTTCTTCTAGAGCTATTACACCCACGTTATCTGTGGTCTGCTCGATCAACCAATGCTCAAGCTCTCTGGTAACAGAAGACTTACCTAGCCCTGTACCTCCAGTAAGAGTCACTAGCTCACCAGCCCTAAGTCCTTCTAGCTTAGTGTTTAAACCAAACCAAGGATAAGGGATAGCCTCTACTTTATTATTGCGTAGCTCTTGGTAAGCTGCGAACTGCTCAGAAAGATTTAGTACACCGGATGGCGTATAGATCTTTGACTCCCAGAAGCAGCTAACATATGCTGAGTGCCGACCTTGGCGTAGCATATCGTTAGCATCCTTGAAGTCTACCGGCAGCGTCATGATCTTAGCCTTGCCGGGAGTTAACAACTTAGCTATCTCTATCGCTGCTTCCTTACCTACCTTGTCATTATCAAAGTTAATGACAACAGCCTCAAAGGATTCTAGATATTCTAAGTTAGCTTTAACGTCACTCACTCCACTGGAAGCACCTGACTTAACTGAAACTACAGGCCACTTGCTGCCCATCAGTTCATAAGCTGCCATAGCATCACACTCACCTTCTGTCAGTGTAATGAACTTACCACCACCCTTGAAAAGATTCTCTCCAAAGAGTCCTACTTCTTTTGAGTTGCCACTCCAACGAAAGTCTTTATTCTTTTTACGAACCTTCGTTGCTGTTAGCTCATGCCCATTGTAGTAGGGGTACTGATGGGTAACTACCTCACCATTTATTACTGTTGCTCTAACTCCATACTTCTTCGCGGTTTCTAAACTAATCTTACGGTCAGTAAGCTCTACGAATCCTGTTGATGTTTGAGCAGATGGTTGATCAAAGTCTTCCATCTTCTTATTCCTTTTGTGAATTTCAAACTCGTTCTCTTCTATAATATTTTCTTCTGTTACTCCTTCGTAATCTTTAATGTATCCTCTACAACTAAAACAAAAAGCGGAGCCGTCTTCATTAAGACCGGCTGCATCACTCGATGAACATAGTGTGCAGGGTAAATGCATTTTTACGAATGCCATGATTGTTCCTTTATTTATTTGGCAGAGTTAGTAGTCCGAAGCAAGCTCTTCTCCCAGAGACTTAGGTGTTGAGTATCGTTCAACTGCTTCTTTCTTTATCCTATCAATCAAAGTAATTGCCGAAGCTTTATAGATAGCAGTTGCTATCTCAGCTTCCTGTAGCCTCTTGTTGTTCTCAAGAAGGACAGCAAAGATCTGCTGCCCCTCCTGTGAAAACAAGGAGACATCGTATGTAACACCGTCTATCTCCACAGTATTCATGTTATAGCTCATCCTCCATGTCAGTGTCGATGTCATCGAACTCTGCACCATCAGGTGTACCAACCTCTATAAGATCAACAACCTGCATTGCTTGGAAGTCTAAGCCCTTGAAGACCTGACCTTTCCAAGTGGACTCCCACTCTTTGTACTGTACCCTAACACTAGAACCATTACCGACTCTTGCATCGAGAGGATTCTTGTGTCTGTCTACTAGCTTAGGTGCTTGCCTTATCATACCGTTGGGGCCATTGACCTTACGCTTGATGATAAGGGCTGGGCCTTCATCCATACTCTTGATGTTGAAGCCCCTCGACTGAAAGTCATCAGCAACTTCTTGATCAACAATAAGATTGACCGAATAGACAGGTTCAAAAGTTGTGTTGGGAGTTGTTACTGCTGCCCAATAAGCAGCGCCTTGTAGTATAGCCATGTTATAAATACCTTGGTTTAGTTTAAATGAAAATTAAGTTTAACAACTAGGGTGGTGCTGGTCAAGCTACATGATCAAAGTAATTAAAGCAATCAAACATGCGAAAGAAGATAGCATCAAGACAGCCTTAAAAATTAAGAAAGTCCTTGACCCAAAGCGTTCCGTTAGTTCCTCGCTTCCTTCTTCCATCATCTGTGATACATCATCACATGAGTCTAATATTTTTACTTTTAGTTCTTCAATCATATCTATTATTTTAGTTTTAATACCTAGTAATCCTTCTACTAGTGTGCTTAGTACAGAGAGTACCGTGTTCTTTATTTTATCTTTCATAGTAATCCTCCTAAGTTATTTAATTTATAAGTTCCCTGAAAGGAAACACATCTGCAATGACTGACGCTACTGCTTCAGCTAATAACATGTGTTCCTTCTGAGTACCATTAGCACTACGCAATTCGATGTAATGAATATAGCTACGCAGTGTTCCATTCATACAGAATCTACTGACGGTATTACCCTCCGGTAGAACTGCTCTTGCTTGCTCCTTGGCAATGCCATTAAGTATCGCCCAGTTGTATGCTCTCTTAGCAGCAGAGATCACCTGCTCCTGTTGCCAATCCCAGTTAGCACTAAGGTCACTATCTTCAGACGGCGTACTGTTCTGCCTGTTCTTAGGATCTTGAAGCCTCGCCTCTCGTATAACAAACTCAAAGCTATCTTCATTTACTGGGTCAGCATACCTCTGGCTGTACTCTTGGAAGCTAAAGCTACGATGTCGCAGTACTTGTCTAGCTATATCTCTCGTAGTTGTAACCTCCACACAAGCACTGACCATCTCAAGTGGTGACCAGTGCTGGTGCTTAATCAAATACTTTATTAACTTCTTGCTTGTCTCCCTGTTGTCTTGGTTCTCTGGGTTACTTACTCTTGCACAGTAAGCTACCAGATCTAATAGGCTAGGCGTAGGTTTAACATTAGAACTCCACGAACTAGGTTCTGGCATCACAGCAACAAAATCTGGAGCCTGACTATAACTCAATAACTTAACGTCCATTAAAGATCCTCCTCCATTGCATAACAAAGACCGTAACTAATCACAACAAACGGTAAGCTAATTAGCATACCGTTGAACTGAACGATCTCTACGTTTTCTTCTTCTGGATCTGTAACTACCCACACTAACCTTGAGTTAGTAAACTCTAAGTCTAAGCCGACCCCGTTTCTAAACTCAAAGGTTAGTGCCTGTCCAAATAGAATAAATGTCATGCTACTTTCCTCATGTCACTAGACACAATAGCAGACCGGATAGCTTCATGCCGTTGGTTCTTAACCGAAGCTATATTAACCATAGTGCTTTCTCTAGCTGATGGAGCATGAGTTGACCAATCTGTCATCGTATTGTAGACAGCCCAGTAGTTAGCACCAAGTCTCTTTCTATATACAGAGTTCCACTTGTTCCACATGTACTCCAAGCTAGTGTTACGGCGTGGCATTTTGGTTAAGATATCTTCAGGTTGATGACCTTCACCGGAAAGTTCCAAAGCTTTCGTAGCTTTCAACGTCCTTGCAAAACAATTAAACGCTTGACGATCAGTCTGTTCTTTCTTATGCCAAGCTCTCCAAAGCTCACGCTCTTGTTCAAAGATTGATAGGCACTTAGTAATAACTCTGCCGCCGTGGTCTATGTCTAAAGACTGAGTGTGCTTAGCTTTATATACTGCCACCTCACCTGTAACAAACACTTGTTGATTAGTACAAGCATACTGTACTGCTGCTGCACTGATCATGAAAGGCCATGTACCATCGAAAGATGTTATAGCTAACAGACTCAAGGATGCCTCATCACCATCAGGTGTTTGATATGTATGCTCTGGTAAAGTCCAATGCACAAAAGTTCTAGCACCATCATGTGAAGTGTCTATCCTTTCCTTCATGTTGTTTAACTTTAGAGGTGAACGCTCTAAGATATCCCGCCCACTATCTATCATAGCTTTAGGTGGCACTGCTTTATATCCTCGACCATGTACACCTAACTCAGCACCTGTATCTTTCCTATAGATAACAGACTTAGAACTAAGAAACTTAATGCCATGACTATCAGGCAGATAAGTTAGAGGTGCAGTCTCAACATCAAAATCTGCTGATCCATAACCTCCATCTCTTATAGTTTGAAGGGCTGAATTGTTACTGAACATTGGTATTACTGTACTCATGGTTCTTACTCCAGTTGATTTAAAATTAGTTTAACTTAAACGATCTTTAGTGTCAACAACAAATCAGACTTGACATCATAATCAATGTGATTAAACTGCCTTTAAAGTTGTTAACAGTTGTATACATTTACTTCTTAACCCCTACTTATAAGTTCTTTAAAGCTTCTA